ATCTCAAACTGACGAAGCATGAAACCTATGAGTCCAAAGACTCCATGTAATGCTACAAAGTTCCATAGACCTCCGAGTTGCAACCAACGAACAAATGAACCTTGTGCTTCAGGTCCCCAAAGGAACAGAAGACTATGACCCATTGCGTCGCCAGGTGTGGAGACTGCTGCTGTTAAGAAGTTGCAACCTTCAAGATATGAAGATGCAACACCATGTGTATACCAACTAGTAACGAAAGTAGTTCCAACGAACCAACCTCCAATAGCAAGGTAAGCACAAGGTAAAAGTAAAAGACCAGACCAACCGATGAATACAAATCGGTCTCTCTTTAACCAGTCATCAAGTAGATCAAACCAACCCCTTGTAGGTGCTTGTAAGGTAGATGCTACCATTTTTTCTCCTATGAAAAAGGCACCCGAAGGTGCCTAGATTGAATATCAGTTAATTATTAACCGATTGTAGGTGCTGTTAATGCAACCTGTGTAGACTCTGCTGAAGCAAGGTCAAGTGGGAAGTTGTGTGCATTTCTCTCATGCATAACTTCCATACCTAGGTTTGCTCTGTTAAGAACGTCTCCCCATGTTGGTACAATCTTTCCGTTTGCATCTACAACTGATTGGTTGAAGTTGAAACCGTTAAGGTTGAATGCCATTGTGCATATACCCATGGATGTTAACCATACGCATACTACAGGGAATACTGCTAGGAAGAAGTGAAGACTTCTTGAGTTGTTGAATGAAGCATACTGGAAGATAAGACGACCAAAGTAACCGTGTGCTGCTACTATGTTGTATGTTTCTTCTTCTTGTCCGAACTTATAACCGTAGTTCTGAGACTCCTGCTCTGTAGTTTCTCTGATTAGAGATGATGTAACTAAAGAACCGTGCATTGCACTAAAGAGTGATCCCCCAAACATACCTGCTACACCTGCCATATGGAAAGGATGCATTAGGATGTTATGCTCTGCTTGGAACACGAACATAAAGTTGAAAGTACCTGAGATACCGAGTGGCATACCATCAGAGAATGAACCCTGACCAAATGGGTATACTAAGAATACAGCAAATGCAGCAGATACTGGTGCTGAATAAGCAACACAGATCCAAGGACGCATTCCTAATCTGTATGATAGTTCCCACTGTCTTCCCATGTATGCTGAGATACCGATAAGGAAGTGGAAGATTACCAACTGATAAGGACCACCGTTATACAACCATTCATCGACAGTTGCTGCTTCCCATATAGGGTAGAAGTGTAGACCTATAGCGTTTGATGATGGAACAACTGCACCAGAGATGATGTTGTTACCATATAAGAAAGAACCCGCTACTGGTTCTCTGATTCCGTCGATATCGACAGGAGGTGCTGCTATGAAAGCAACGATGAAACATGCTGCTGCTGTGAGTAAGCATGGAATCATGAGTACACCGAACCAACCAACATAGATTCTGTTGTTTGTTGATGTTACCCATTCGCAGAACTCTGGCCATCCCTGAAGGAGACCACCCTGCCTTTTAGATAGAGTTGTCATTAGTAAGACGTTTGTAAGTAGGGCATCAAGGGTAGATGCGAAACTTATTTCCAGTAATCCCTCACTACTGGATAGAAAGACGAAGTATTATACTGCCTATAGGTCTTGGTTTGAGAGCAGTTGTGCGAAGGGTTACGATTCTTTCGGGTCCTTGGCATGCGGGTTTCCCCACCTTTGTTTGTATTTATATTAACACAAACGTAAAGTTTTGTAAAGTAAAAAAGTTAAGTAAAAATACTCAACTTTATGTAAAAGGTATATGAGGTTTGTTAAATTTTATACCAAACTTCTTCAATAACCTGTCGATAGCAAAGTCTCCTCCACCTAATAGAAGGATACAAAGTGCTCCTCCCATGTATAGGATTAGAAGTTCTAGTAAGTATATGTTAAATCCTGCTGTGACAATCGCATGGTATATTGCTACACCTATTGTGCCTACGATTGAAAGTGATGCTAGTCTTGTGAATAATCCTGCTATCAATAACCAACTACCATAGATCTCAGAGTATGCTGCTATGTAAGATGCTAGTATTGGAAAAGGTATTCCAATAGGTCTTACAAATGCATCTGCAAAGTTCTCTATATCTGCTGTCTTCTCATAACCATGATGTATGAGCATGGTGCCTATTGATATTCTCAATATCAGTAGACCTACATTCCTTGCCAAAAAGTATCTCCTACAGGTGCTTGCATGCTTCTTGATAAGAAGTATAAACCTAGGTTACATACGAACCAGTTTATATTGACTACCCATGTCTGTCTCCATAGATACTTCCTATTAGTTTGAACAATGAAAGCATTTCTTTCATTCATTGTTGAGTCAACAGATAGAGGTCTAACTTTAATATACTGTTCTAGACCTAATGCAACTACGAAACCGATTGCATAGATGTAGAAACAAAAGTTAAGAAAACTTGATGCTGTTAGTAATAGTGGGATCATCCTACGTCCTGTAATTTTTGTACTACTGTTTGTTTTTGTATAGGTGCTACATCATGTAGTCCTTCTACACTATACCATGGTGCGTTCTCCCAGTCAAACCCTTCACCAAAGGTATTGTCTGCATTGGCAACATACCAATGACATGCTGCATCTGGTACATCCACTGCACACTTCTCCCAGTCATCAGACCATTGAGGTACTTGAACCCAGATAGTAGGTTCTGTCTCATAGGCATGTGCTAGTACAGGGAATGCTAGTGATAATGATATCACAGAAATGAATGCCCAGAATATTGTTGGAATATACTTGACCGTCATGGGTCTTTTGTATACCTGCATAACGTCGTGGTACGACATTACACCCAACCTGCGTTACCTGCAGCAACTCCTATTGCTACGAAAAATACGAACTCTGCGAGACCCATCCATGCAGGTGGGATATTTAAAAATTTGTTGGTCATTTGTGCTTGTGCTCCTCAGCGTTATAGTTTAAGAAAGTACGAACGGTAGTCCGTTGATTGCAGTGTAACCTAATACACATGCGAATAAAATTTGTTGATACATTATGCTCCTTGATAGACTCCTACAGGTGACATTACACCGCCACCTTCATCATCATCGTCATCATCATTTGATGCTCTTAGAAATAATTCCATTCCCACCAAGACACCGAAGGGATACAAGCACCATATTAATGCTTGACCATACGAAATGTCATTGGTAAGTGGAATAATATCAGACATTAAAAGAAACCTGGAATTATCCAACCAGTGAAACCATAGTTCACTATTGCTGCGAATAGACCCATCATTGCGAGACGTCCATTCATTTGTTCTGCTGTCTTCCAGTAGTTCATTATACGAAACCTGGTATAAGTTGACCTGTGAATGCGTAAGTTACACATAGAACTACGAATCCCATCATTGCTGCACGTCCTTGTGCTTTCACGAAAATGTCATTGTTGTTCATTATACGAAACCTGGAATAATTTGACCTGTTGTTAGGTAAGCACCTAAACCTGCGATGATGCCGAGCATGGCGAATCTGCCATTGAGTTTCTCAGCAAATGTTTTTGCATCTTTGTCTGTCATTAGAAGATGCCTGGAATGATGTTTCCTGTTGTAGCATATGCACCTACTGCTGCTACGAAACCAAGCATTGCTGCCCATCCATTAAATCTTTCTGCTTCTGGTGTCATGATTGTGTCCTGTTGTTGGGTAAAGGGTTGTCTTTAGAATCCTGCGAGTCCAAAGAAAAAGAAGTTTCCTGTAAAAGTATATGATATTACACCTGCAACTAATCCGAGCATTGCCCATCTTCCATTAATCTTCTCTGCATTCTTTGCATAAGATTCATAGGAGATGCTCTCATCAATATAAGGACGAGTCTCGTTTGGGAAGGCATTTTGTCTTCCGCCTGATTCAGTTGTAACAGTCATTGTAGTTTTGTTAAGAAACGTAACAATATTATATAGGAAAGATTAAGTTTTGTCAACATCTAAAACTACGTTTCCTGATACCGATATCCTGACATCTTCTGTCTGCTTAGGGTACACAGTATGGATGAGTGTACCAGGAAAAATCAAGGCGTGGCCTTGAGAGTTCTCATTTATCCAGACCGCTTGACCTTGATTATTGTCAATAAAATAGAACGGAGCATCATCATTAGTAGATCTTATATAACAACTAAAAGAATATAATGAATATTGATGCATGTGAGGTTGGTGCTGATCTCCTTTATACATTTCATTTGCCCACATCTTAATGATACGAAGACGTTTGCCATTATTGTTACCTATGATACCACATTGAGGTTTGTGTAGATCGAACTGTGTGTCAATAGTGTTACACAACCACTTCTCAAACTCAGGTGGCACATCCATTGAATATTCTTTTTGGATGGAGACTAACTTATCATCTCCTACAGGTTCTTTTCTTTCTATTGCTTTGAATGCATACTCCTCTAGTTGTGCAAAAGGTTCAATGTATGCTACTAATAATTTGTGTTGTACTAACCATTCCATAGTTAAGGTGAGATAAAGTTAAAGTTGATTACCACTCGTTCTTTTGCATCAGTAGCATATGTACCAGTGTGCTTATCAGTATTATGAAACAAGACTAGTCTATTCGCAACACAATCAACCCTGTCATTTTCAAATAGAGTAGGTCCATTAGTTGTAGTTAGATAAAAGATTGCTGTGTTATGTTCTTGTATTTTATTTGCTGCCTCAAAGTCATGGTGCCAACCACTTTCATAGTTGTCATCCATTTTAAAAGTTAAGTTTGCTTTAATTCTAAGAGGTTGTAATATGTCTAAACGATTCAATACAGGTGCAACTAGATTACGATATTGTGATTGCCACTCCCATTGCACATAGAAGGAATGACACATTTGATATAACTCATGGTTAGTTTGTTCATCACCAACTACACGAGGATTATAAAACCAAGGAAACTCTTCCGAAAGAAACATCTGTTGCATAGGATAGAACTCTGTCTCTGGAAGAAAGTTATCTAATACTTTCATATAATAAAAAGGGGACTTGCGTCCCCATAGTAATGTCTGAACAAGAAAATCACCCTATATGTGATTTCTGTCGCGCCTAAAATGCCATCGGGATTTGATTCTATTGGCGGAAGAATAGTCCAGACCAGAGTATTTATACTCTAGGAGTGGGGATCATAATATTTCATAAGATATCCTACTGCTAGGATTACCATAACGACAATAAGAAAGGCGGTCATTGTATTCTAAGTGTAAGGGGATATGACGTGATCTCCATGAGAATATGCGTAAGCAGCAACCTCTGGATCAGGGTCTAACCACTTTGTATATTCAAAGTCTTCAATAACATAATCTAGTTGAACACTGTTGTCCAATAAGTACATGTCATTGTAGAGACGAGTAATCTCGTTGAATTTTTGAATGCGATAATCAGGTTTACCATTGAGTTCAATGGTTCCTTTCCTTACATAACGATAAGGAAAGCGTTCATGAATGACTTCAGTTTTAGGCATAGTTAAGATCCTGTTCAAGTTTAGATAAGAGGAGGTCATAGTTTTCATCTACGTCACCGTAGAACTGTGCTCCTTTATCTTCATAATGTCGTATAAGTTTATTATACACTACAGGGTTCTCTGTGTCAAGCATTGTTTTACGATTTATTGCATCCAAAATAGTCTTTTCGCATGTACCTACCAAGGATGTTACTGTTGTAGTAGAGTGGTGTGCCATCGTCGAGTGCCTCCGTGAGAACATTGTAGTGGAAAAGTTGTCTAGTCTCCTCAAAGTTGACTAGTCCCTTTGCCTTATGTATGCTCATGATCTCACGTTGGAACTGTTCCTTTCCATACCGTTTAATATCTTCTTTTAACTCTGGGCAAGACCCATAATATTTTTTCCAATCAGACTCTTGTTTTACTTTTCGCTTCTTCCCCTTAGGTGTTCTGTACGCATAAAAGTATTTTCTTCCAATATATTTTCGCCCATTGTTAGTATTTGTAATACAGTAGACAAAACCGAAGAAATCATTAATATGGTTAGAAGTGAAAGTTGCACCTTGATATAACCAGGGATTTTCATAGTCAGTCGCAGAGTCCGTCTTCGTCGTTGATGTCAAGATAGGATGTTGTTTTATCGCTATCACTACTTATACGATATGCAGCAGGGTCTGAATACACCTCTGCTTTTAGTTCAGCGATTGCAACCTCAAGGTCATTGATTAGTGTTTTTAAGTTTTTCTTTTTCATGGTGTCTCTAGTTCCTCTTGCAGTTTCTTCCAATCTTTATCAAAGATTTCTAGTCCCTTATCTGTTAAGATATGTGAGAACATTCCTTGGAAAATTTTAGAAGGTATGGTACAAATATCAGCACCGACTTTAAATGCCTGTGCTACTTGATATACCTCTCTTACTGAGGCAGCAAGTACTTGTGTCTTAGCACCATGTGTTGCAAATATATCTGAGATCTCCTCTATGAGACCAATACCATCGAATGATTGATCAAAGACTCTGCCTACAAATGGTGATACAAATGTGGCACCTGCCTTGGATGCTAGTATTGCTTGAGCAGCACTGAATATTAAAGTAACATTTACACTAACCTCATCATCCGTAAGATCTTTACATGCTTTAAGACCTTGTGGTGTACATGGTACTTTGATCGTAATGTTAGGACCTATGTCAATAAGTTCCTCTGCCTGATCAAGCATCTCTTCTGCTGTGTTACCTACTACTTCTGCTGAAATAGATGCATGGAAAGGAAATATATCAGATATTTTCTTGTATACATCCTTAGGATTTTCTCCTGCCTTTAGCATGAGAGACGGGTTGGTGGTAACACCATCAACAAGACCCGTCTCATAGTAAGTTTTAATTAACTCAGCGTCAGAACAGTCTAGAAATAATTTCATTGACTTCCTATAATGTTATATGATATTTATTATCGCATCTAATTTCTAAGATGTCAAGTGTGTCAGCACTTTTTGACATAAAAAAAGAGCATCACTCGGATGCTCTTGGATTTTTTAGTAACCATTCTTCTGATATAAACGGATTTATTAACACCCATTTGGCATAATGAATCCCACGGTAACACAACATAGCAAAAACCTCCGTCGGTTCTTCTACGTCAGGCAATTTTTCGCGATGACCCTTCCAATTTAAATGTAACAATTCCATGTATATACCTTTACCCTGTTACAAATATTTATACTAATATTTGTATAGAAGTTTAGTTTCTAAGTAGATTAAACTCAGAAACATTACACTTGCGAGTATGATTTCTGATACTACTAGCATTACTTCTTCGCTCCTACAACATACTTCTGACCTCTGTAGGTAAGTTCAGCATTCTGTTGTGATTGTTTGCGAGATCTGTCAGTATCATAAACGATACCGCGATAAGTGACTTGTGCCATAATTTGCTCCTAAAGTAGTTGGACTTTTACATCCGTTCCTTCAGTCGTTTGCGTCCTTACAATACAACCCTTGCGTCTCACCAAAGTCATAGTAAAGATCAATTATTTCTTGTCTATCTTGTTCGCTAATGTCTGGATAGACCCTAGCACGATCTACAAGTTCATTGATGTCTCCACATGAGACTGTGACAATTTGAGTAGTTGATGCTAATAAAGCAAGCATATGTATCATAGGATGAACGCTCCGTTCCGCGACTTACTTGCGTCCGATGATGAAAGTATCACAATCACCTTCTACTTTCGTACGAAGATAATCTATTAGGTACTCGTGTGCATCAGAGTTAAGATTCTTATCACTAAGTATCTCTATTCTGTTACGGTTCCACTCTGAACATGACATTTCCCAGTGAGAAGCGTTGTGTTCAGAGAGAAGTGTTGCGAGTAGTGCGACTTCTATCATTGGATGAACGAGTAATGTAGCATACGCTACATCTATATTTATATCATAGTTTCCTGACAAATGTTGTTCGCTGTGTTACAGTTTACCGACTTTTATCTGAATCTTTATCATTTCTTAACGCTTCTTTTTTCGCTGCAGTCCAAAGCATGTCAGTGACATCAGGACTATAGTCATTACCAGACTCCACTAGATCATTGTAGGTTTTATCTAACCACTCAGAGTTCTCAGCGTACGCAAGTTGTGCTGCTATCTCTTCCTCTGGTCTAGGATTAGAGAGAGAATCCTGCGAAGGTGTCTCCTTTGAGATCTTGTTTGATTCCTCCAACGACATAACTTTCTATCTCCGTTTCTTGTGGTGCGTTTTGTTGACCTCTAGAACTCAACCAGTGCTGAGTCCAAGGTAAAGGATTACTTCTAGCAGGTACATCATATACTGGTGTCAAACCTATTGCTTTCATTCTTTTATTAGCAATCCACTCAACATATTTATGTAATAGTTTCTCATTCAATCCAATCATACTACCTTTCTTGAAAAGATAGTTTGCCCATGCCTTCTCCTCATCAACTGTCTTCCTAAACATAAACTCTGTATGTTCTTTCTCTTCATTTGCAATGACTTTCATTTCTGGGTCGTCTCCGTCTGCCCATTTTTTGAGGATATTTTGCGTGATAACCAAGTGTTGACTTTCATCTCTAGCAATAAGAGAGAGTATCTTCGCTGAACCTTCCATAAGTTTGTTCTCGCCAAAAGCAAACGAACACGCAAACGAAACGTAGAAACGAATACCTTCAAGGATGTTAACATTAGCGATTGCCCTATAGAGTTTACGTTTTACTTCTTTCCTGTCAAGAGTTCCTGCAGGATGACCTTCTCTAGCAAACTTCCATTGATTGCCAGAATCATATTCATGTGCTTCATTAATAAAGTCATCATATGATGCAGTAACAGACTCTGCTCTTTCTAATATCTTTTCGTTATCTAAAATTGTATCGAAGACCTCGGAAGGATCTGCATATACATTCTTGATGATGTATGTATATGATCTGCTATGAATCATTTCCATGAACTCCCACACAGTCATGCATGCTTCTAACTCAGGAAGAGAGCAATAAGGAATGAATGCCATTCCAGGTCCACGACCCTGTACAGAGTCTAAAAGAATCTGATACTTAAGGTTAGATGTGAAGATATGTTTTTGTTCTGGTGTAAGTGTTTGATAGTCACCACGATCTTTTTGTAGAGATACCTCCTCTGGTCTCCAGAAATAACCTAACTGCTGTTGTGTTAGTTTATCAAATACTGGATACTTATATTGGTCGTATCTTTGAACACCAAGGGGTTGTCCAAAAAACATTGGTTGTTTGTTAGTTTCTACTTTGTCTTTGTTAAATACGGTCATTCCTTCAATTTCTTGTTTAAACTTTGCAACTGTCACAGTCGTCTTCCTCCGAGTTTAATAGGTTGTTAATCAACTGATCTACATTATTAGAGGGTTCGTCGTCTCCATCTTTCTTGGAGTCGTATGTGTTCTGGTAGTATGATGTCTTCCAACCATACTTATAGGTGTTAAGAAGGTCTTGTGCCATTACGGTCACAGGTACTTCATTGTCAGCATAGTTCTCTGGATTGTAACTCCAGTTACCACTGATTGCTTGGTCAAAGAATTTTTGCATCACAGACACAATCTTGATGTAACCATCATTATTGTGCATATCCCATAACAAAGTATAATTATTTTTCAGTGTCCCATAAGACGGAACAATCTGCTTAAGAGGTCCTTTCTTTGATTTTTTAACGGACAGGTAGTCTCTAGGTGGTTCTATTCCATTGGTTGCATTTGACACAACGGAACTGCTCTCCGAAGGCATCTGTGCGGACAGAGTGCTGTGCCTGAGTCCATACTGTTTGATCCTCTCCCGTAGAGATTCCCAATCACAAAGTAAGTCATTCGGTACTATCTCATCAACTTCCTTCTTATATGTATCGATAGGTAAGATTCCATCAGCGTATTTTGTTTTACCAAAATAACCGCAAGGACCCTTTTCCATAGCAAGACGATTAGAAGTTGTTAGAAGGGCATACTGGAACCTCTCAGTTAACTTATGCACCAAGTCATGTGCTTTCTGTGAATCATACTTTGCACCATTTTTTGCAAGATAATGTGCTAGACCAATGTATCCTATTCCTAATGATCTTCGGTTAAGTGTACTTGCTTTTGCAGCGTTGACAGGATAGTTTTGATAATCAATCAGAGCATCCAATCCTCTTACTGCTAGTTCACATAACTCATCAAGTTCATCTAACCTATTAATCTTACCTACATTTATAGCAGATAGAATACACAAAGCAATCTCACCTGATCCATCTATATGTTGAATAGGATCTGTTGGTAAAGTAATCTCCTGACAGAGGTTACTCATGTTTACTTTATCTTTAAATGAACTGTGACTGTTGCAGTGATCAATGTTCATAATATACAAACGACCAGTCTCTGCTCGTTCCTTAAGTATATCCATGATTAGTTTCTGTGCACCTACAGTCTTCTTAGGTATGCTTTCATCTAACTCATACTTAACGTATAGACTATCAAAATCCTCTGTACCAAAACTATCATACAACCCTGGCACATCATGAGGAGAAAATAAAGTAATCTCCCCATTTTGTATGAACCTCTGATAGAAGAGTTTCGATAGTTGTATACTGTAGTCAAGTTTTCTTACCCTGTTGTCTTCAGTTCCTTTATTGTTCTTGAGAACAATAATGTCTTCTATTTCTTGGTGCCAGATCGGGAAGTGGACAGTCGCTGATCCACCTCTAATGCCATTCTGAGTGCAACATCTGACAGTACTTTCAAACTTTTTGAGGAAAGGTACAACCCCTGTGTGCTGTACTTCTCCGCTACGGATTTTGCTGTTGATACCCCTGATGCGACCCGCGTTGATACCGATTCCCGCCCTCTGTGCAACATACTTGCCGATAGCCATGTCACTGCTAAAAATGCTATCGAGGGTGTCATCAACATCAACAAGAACACACGATGCAAACTGTCTGATGGGTGTTCTAACACCTCCCATAATAGGTGTCGGTATATTGAGTTTGTGTTTTGAGATTGCGTCGTAGTATTTTTTGACATATTCTAACCTGTAAAATTTATCATCATCTTGAAATAATGTAAGAGCAACCATCATATACATGAACTGAGGTGTTTCGTATGTTGCACCAGTAGTCCTACATTGTACAAGATATTTATCTGCTACTTGTCTAATACCTGCATAGGTAAACAAATAGTCTCTATCATGATCTATATAACCATCTATTATACCCCATTCTTCCTCAGTAAACTTATCGATGATTGTAGGGTCATATACCCCTCCCTCAGCACACTTTTTGATATGGGTCAATAGTGTAGGATGATTGTCTGGGTGATCACCATAAACAGATTTTCTTAAGGAAAATAAAAGAAGTCTAGCAGCAACATACTGATAGTTTGGTGACTCAACATCAATCAAATCATTTGCTGATCTGATAAGAATCTCTTGGATGTCTGAACTCTTGATGCCATCAAAGAACTGTAAGTTTGCATTCACTTCTATGTGTGATTCTGATACACCTGCAAGTCCTTCACATGCAAGTTCTACCATCTTGTGTATTTTATTAATATCAAGAGGTTCTGATTCTCCATCTCTCTTGAGTACATTGATTTTAGTTGCTTCTGCTACTGGTGTCATACCTTTTTCCATTCGCTAAGTTTAACGTGTGCTTGTAATCCGTCGTAGGTGTTAAATTCTACCAGAGATTGTACATTATGTCCAGAGATTGTCATATCATTAAGATCTTTTTCAATCAAATGTGTTGGCCAGATGACAACTTCGTAACCTTTGTCAATGACTTGTGCCATACGTTTGATTATCTCTGGGTTTCGTCTTTCATTATCGAAAACGAAGACAGCATCTTTATTGTCTATCAACTTCCAATCTATATCTGCACCTGCCATAGCGATTGCATTGTCAATAAAGAGACTATCAAACGGTCCTTCCGTAATGTAAACAGTTTTCTTGAAATCAACTCTATCTAATCCAAAGACTTTTGTTCTAGAGTCGTCAAGCATTATAGTAATGTAACGAAGTTTATCCTTTACATTAAGCGACCTCCCTTGGAAACCAAACCATTCTCCGTTTTCATCAATGAATGGAATAATAACTCTGGGGTGATCTTTATTGACATTTTTAAATGTTGGTTTTTGTGTATTTACCCATGTGCAAAAGTTCTCAGCGTAGTATAGATCAGAGAAATATTTCTCTGGAATCTTTCTATCGATGATATATTTTTTTGCAGGGTGCGATATATTTAGTGATCGGATATTGTCTAGATCTCCCTTCTTTTTGAATGTTGTTTTTTCAAAATCAAAGGTTGGGTTTGCCACATTCCTACCCTTGCCAGTAAGTCCTGCTTTGTATCTCTCCATGACATATTCATCATAGAGATCACTTGCTTGATCCTTCAAAAAATTGCCAAAAGACCTACCTACACCACAGTTGTGGCACTTGTAGATAAGTCCTGAGTTTTTCTGAAAGAGATAACCTCTTGCTTTGTTTAAGTATTTTTGTGAGTCACCACAATAAGGGCACCTAAAATTATAGGTTCCCTCTTTGATCTTTTTAAATTTGTCCAGTCTTGCTGATACTAGATTAGTATACAGTATGTCAATCACTAAGAGTAGTTACTTAACTAACTTTTCTATTGTAGTATTTCCTGAGTCATTTGTCAAGTTTCTCATAACTTGTATGCCTGGCACTGATAATATGAATGATATTACTACCAATCCACCTGCTATAGACCACATTTTTTTCTCTATCGTTCTTAATCTCTCATCCACTTTTCTTATATCCCTTTCACATCCTTTCTTTATTAACTCTGTTTCTCTATTGACATCTGCAGATAATCTGTCAATCTTCTCAAATAATATTTCGTCTATTTTATCTTGTTTTTCTAACTTTTCATTATGAACCGCCAAAAGTTGACCCATCTTTACAGAGTTGTCTTGTAAAGATTGAACGACTTTTTCTAGTCTTTCTATTATAGCGGTATTAATGTCAGACATTACCTTGTTGCGTCTTGTTCTGCTCCTGCCCTTGCTTGTTTCTTCAGTTGTTGAGTTTTCATTTGAAGTTGTTTTGCTAACTCCTGTTTTTTCATCTGTACTTTTTTCTTCTCAATAGCGATCTTCATCATTGCTTGCTTCTGCTTCATCTGTGTATCGCCACCTGCTTCTTCCTGTACATTTCTCATATGTTTCATCCTCTTATCCATGAAGAATTTACCTGCATTAGCGGGAAGTATTCTTTCTATGCTTATATCACCTCTATACTTAGGCATGATAGACATGCGAAGTTTCATTTTTAGTTCAGCAGGACTATTAGCATAGATGATAGTTTCTCCTACTGTAGGAATGTTTACTTTGTATTGGTATAGTTTGGATGGTTCTGTTGGATTTTCTCTGGATTCTTTTTGTAGTTTTTTTCTTTTCTGGACTTTCTTTCTGAACTTCATGACAGGATCAAATCCCGCATTAGGACCTTTAGCATCAGCACTTCCACTGAAACCTCCTGTTCCTGCTGTCATCATTTCTTCGTTCATTAGATTTTGTCTAGTTCTTCTTGTAAGTCAGCATCGATGTCAAGGTCTGGCATCATACCTATAGGGTATTTATTCAAATAAAGTAATAGAGTCTTAAGCAATGACCAATATTCTCTTTCAAATTTGAAATACAATAGAGGTGTTGCTGCCTCGCCAAAGACATTATAAAGTATGATGAGGTGATTTAAGATTAAAGGGATCCTCAAAGGACCCCCTCTTAAGTATCTTTTCAATAGACGTTTCAAGTATTTGAAACGCTTCACATCTTCATCAAAATCCTCTCGTGTAACACAATGAGGATTTTCATAATGTTTTATAGCGAACAGAATGTAGTTAGACTCATTCAGTTCGTCAAATTTCATTTAGTTAGTTATTAACTGCCGAATGTTAAGGTTGCTACTGCGGATATAACTTCTGGTGCACCATTGTCTGAGTTAACTTTAACTCTGTACTGGTTACCATCGTTTGCTGCAGTCTGTGATGTAAGTGCAAGGTTTGTGCTAGTTGCACCAGATACATTAGAGAATCTTCCAGATGAAGATGTTCTCTTCTGCCACTGGAATGTTGCTGTACCACTGTTGGTTACAGATGCTACCACTGCGAATGTTGCTGCACCACTTGAAGTTGTCTTATCAGTGTTATTTGTAGACAATGTAATAGTGTTTGCTGCGTCTGCTACAAGTGTATCGTCTGAGTCATCACCAGATACTCCCGATGCTGCGTGTACAAATGCTAGACACTCTGCCTTATGACGAGTTGCACCAGATACATCAGTGTATGTATGATACTGCCACCAACCAGGACCAGTGATACCACGAGTTTTATTTGCTGCGATACCAACCTCAGTGCTATCGACAAACAATAACTCATATGAGTTTGTATCTCCTCCTTTTACTACAAACTCTGCTACTGCAGTTGGAGGGTTTCTTCTTACTGCGTTTGCTGCAGTAATAGTTGCAGTTGATCCTGCATATGCTTTGTGCAATTCGATTGCTGTTGCACTCGTTACTTGCTTGACAATATATGCAACACCACTGAGTTCCAATACGTCTCCGACCTTGACAAAATTGTCAGATGTGTCTGTAAAGTCCCCCGATGTAGTTACTGTAGCATCACCGTTGGTTACTCCAACATTAGTGCCCATTGCTTTTGCGTCAAGTACTCCGTAGATTGACATTTGTACTCCGTCGGTATTTTTCTATGTACTATTTAGCAGCCAACGCTTCTTTAACTTTGTTAAAGAGTTCATCATCTGCAGTAGTTTTAGTTAGTTTAACTGCCTTACCAATAATAAGTAAGCAAATTTCTATTAGTTTTTCTCCAAGTTCCGCATCGTCAGGAATTTTCTTGACAGCAGAATCTATTACTTTGTATGCCAGTGGCATTAAAAACTTTCCAATCATGATTAAATCTCGTAGGGTTATAGAATATATATACGACTTATGTACCTAGTCCTTTACCCTTATCATAGTTGTCTTTTCCACCATATCTTGCCATGGTATTGACGTAAGATTTTACATCTTTGAACCCACGTTTCTTAGCATCTGAGGCAGTTTGTTTCTTAGCATCTGCTGCTTTCTTAAACTTACCAGTGCCACGAGTATCCTTCTCACCCTTGACTTTTTTCTGCTGTCTACTACCACCTGACATGATAGCACCCTTACCATACTTAGCAGTGATTGATTTCTTTACCAAATCAAGTGCAGTATCCTTTTGCTTAGGTGCTGTAGGTTTCTTAGTGCCACCTTTGTCGTAACCCATTTCTTTCTTGAGACGAGTTGCCTCCTGTACATCCTTGGGTTTCTTTCCCTTCTTCTTCATATCAATAGCAATCGCTGCTTGTTGTGCAGGGTTTGCTGCTTCATTAGTTTTCTTTTTGTCTGGGACAAACTTAACAGGTCTGGATACTGTTGCGTTTGTTTTCTTATCAAGTGTTGTAACTCTTGGTGGTGTAGAGTCCATGTTCTTGAAGTCTTTATGAGTCTTCTTCAAGTCTTTATAGGACATTTTGTGATACTTAGTATCCTTTGGCATCTTCAACTCACTCAATGTTTCTTCATGAGTAAACTTCATGCCCTTAGTTGCTTTATCTTTGAGTGCCTGACGTTTCTTAGGATCCATGTTCTTTTCATAGTCTGCTAACTTCTTAGCGTAACTAGGGTTATCCATCTTCTTGATAACTGCTCTGTCTTTTTTGTCAGGTCCTGTGTATACTTTTTCTTCTATCTCAACTTCTTCCTTCTTATAGTCGGATGCTGTTTTTGGACGACAATCATTGACGAGTTTACCACCCTTCATTTTCATGCCTACTTTCTTGTGTGTCTTCCAACACTCCGAGAATTTTAACAGTGAAGTCTCAACTTTGCTTTCTTTATCGCTTTCTTCTGAAACTTCTTTTTGACTGTCATACGGTTTGTTGTTTTGAATGAATGTGTTAAAACTATGTATAGTATTTTCATCTACGTCTAGGAAATTAACATACTTCTTGTGTTCCTTGTTACGCATTTTCTTTTTAGCAATAGCACCTGCGTCTCTTTTCATACGCTCTTTTGCATTTATTTCATCTAACTGATCTAATGCTTTACTTGACCAGTATACTTCTGCATCTTCTTTTTTATGCTTCTTCATTCTTTCAGCATGTGCTTTCCTTCTCTCCTCTGGAGGTGCAGCATTACCACCATATCCTACTGCTCTTTTATTTCTGATAGACATCTTACCATAGTCTGATGCACCTGCTTCATACTTTGCTTCCTTGACTAGCATACCATCCTTACCTTCTTTGTATCCCTTAGGTATAGGTTTGCACTTCTTATCATCGTGACAATAGTACATACCCTTACCACATGCTTCTTCTGTTGCTATGTCAGGACCATCATTGACGTCCTCACTCCTACGTTTCTTTTCACACTTAGGACAATCACAGTCCTCACCATGATTCTTCTCCTGTAAATCCGTCTTCTTAGGATTTATCAAGATATTAGTTTTCTTTTTCTTTTCTGAGAGTTCTTTAAATGATAACATTACATACCTTGGGATGCCATGAACTTTTTAAATGCAGGAGAGTTGATACCTCTCTTAGGATCTTTCATCCTGTTTGCTTTTGATCTCTCTCTGTATGGTTTATCAGATTCATCATCTGGTTTATACTTCTCAGGATTTCTCATTGCACGATAGTTTTCTGAGCAATATTGTTTGAAGGATTTCATTTTTTCATTGCCTCACGTTTTGCCTTTGCTTTTGCAAGTAGTCTGTCCTTTGCTTCTGATGCTTCTTTATTAGCACCATCATATGCCATAGCACCTTTCTGCATTCTTGGTGCCTTTACTTCACCACCCTTACTCATCATAGGTTTGCCACCATATCCTTCTTCCATCTTAGCATCCCACTCTCTAGACAGTTCTGCTACTCTTTCTAGTTCTTCTGGTGATAGTGCATTATCGTCAGGATGAATCTCTTCTTCCTTCATATGATCAGCAGCAACATATCTCTTATCACCTTTCTTAAAGTTTTGATATGCAGGTGTGTTACCTTTCTTATCAGCATTAGTAACTACCATTTTCTTTTCAGTAATTTCTTCTCCATCATGATCATGCTCAATGACTTTACCGTCAGCATCTTTCTGATGATGTTCTTTCTTCATTTTACTAGCGATAACTTTTCTTCTGTTAAGAAGGTAGGAATCAGATGAATCTTTGTCACCATCATTGTCTACGTCACCGTCACTCTTGCCCACTGGGTCAAGTTTTTTCTTTGCTTTTTCCTGTATCTCTGCATATGCAGCAGACATATCGGGTAATGGTTTATCGTACATTGTTAAGTTGTCGCTACTTTGTCCTTTTTATTTATCTTCTTTACAAACTCACCAGGTGTCATTCTTTTCATATAGTTGGTAAGTTCTGGTGTGCCCATAAGACCTGCAGGTTTATAGGTAAAGAATTTTATATTATTTTTTTCGTTTAAGTCTTTTAACCAATTACGAAAAAGATGATCATGCTCATCAATACTGATGACGTGATTGCTACCACGACTAACAATTTTAGAAATGAGTCCTGTGTTACTGTTTTCAACGAATGTTCCCTCTTTGAATAAATCTCCTACATGGTATGCTTCACGCAATCCTTGAGGATCTAGTTTTGGTGCTATCTCATATAAATTATAAGATGAATCTGCAAAATCGTCAACATCTTCAACTTTCATTGCAGTTCTTAACGTTCCGTAAAGAGATTGTATATCTTTATCTTTGATTCCTGATGGTACACCCTTCTTAAATGACTCAAGATCACCATCTGCTGCTGCCTTTCTCATCTTAGATGCACTCATACCTTCAACACCTTCACCATCTGGGTCACGATCACCTGCTGATACTACCTTAATATCATCAAAGTTATACAGGTCACCATTATACTTGGTTGCTAACGAGTTAAACTCACTGACCCTATCACCACCCACAACAATATTAACGCTGCTATACCCATCATTATCGAGTGATGCGAGAACATCAAAAATGGTACGCATATCATCATTGTCAATGATTGAGTTCGCGTGATCTGGATATGCCTTCCGCATATATTTAACTTTAGTCCCCGCGTCGAGGGGATTCTTCTTAGGATCCTCCGACCTTGAGGGGTATATTCTATACGTTCCTCCACTTGCTTTTGCCTCTCTTGCTACTTTGTCTAGAAGTTTTTCATGTCCAGTAGTAGGAGGGTTAAACCTTCCAAATGTTATTGCTATTGCACCTTGATCTACACCACCATCAGCATTCGATTCTTCACCATTTGTAGGGGTTTCTGTAGAAGCACCCCCTTCTTTTCCAGTTATTTTTTCTAACTTACCATTCTTTGTAAAGTGAGTTACATTGCCTGATGCATCGGCATACTTACCGTAACCTACATGTTTAAGTCTTAATTTTTCTGCTTCTTTCGCAGCAAAAGATCTCTCTGCTTCTGATAGGAAAGCACTAAACTTTTTCATTTACCCATTTAATTTGAAGTTTGCTTTGCTAAAGGTCAGTCTGTCTACGAGTTTCACTGGGTGTTCTGTCTGTGTAACGAACCCCTCATGAGCAGTTGGTTCACCATTTAAGTATGGAGTTACTGAACCACTTACCTCTATGTTATCCATTAATGACTGTTTCAGTTGGAAGATTTGATCCCACACTTTGAATGTGTAAACATTTACTTCTCCCTTATATTTAGCAGGTAAGGTCTTATACATTTTTTCTGCAGGAGGAACTAGACCCTCTCTCACCCATTTGTTTACATGTTTTAGTATTTCTGCATAGTGTTTTTTGCTTGGTCTCTGCGCTCTTGCAAGGTTGTAGATGAACTTCGCCCAATTAAATCTCTTCTTACTTTTTTGAATAAACGCACTGCCTTCGTTGGGACCGACCATATGAGTGCCAGTTTCACCAGACAAAACGCAACCAAAAGTAGGCACAGCATCGGGAGATATTTCGGTATAGCAAGTATGAGGAGCGAAAACAATATTACCACTAGTTGCGGTAGAAAAAATATACTCAAGGGTATTAGGAGTATAGCGAGTACCACCACTGACGCCAATGTAGTCCCCTTGAACAATACCACCAATCCTAGGAAGGTTCCTAAAACATAAACGTAAGATGTTCGCCAGTTCGCCTTTGTAGTTTTCATCGATGTCCTCATAAGAATAACAGATTTTGACTCTCTTTTTGTTGAATACAGACTTAGTACCAACAAAGAACTTATTGTTGCGAGGGTCAGTTCCGAATACTATAGCAGGTGCACCATCCCACTTGACTCCAAGAGGTATTTGCTCTTGCATCAAGGTACAAACAACCTGATAACACTTCCTTCTACTGAGGAGAATAGTATCTTCTGGATGTTCTAGATGTCTGTTTGGCATAGTATCCTGTTGTATACTAATATTATAGCATACTCAGACCTATTGTGCACTTCAGTGTGCCACTATATCAACTGGTCTAGGGGTAACCTAGTAGGAATTTCATCCACTCTTTTTTGTATCAGATTATCATATCCTTCATGCAACTCACATCCAATATATTTACGATCATGTTTCTTAGCAACCATTGCTGTAGTTCCTGATCCCATGAATGGATCGAGAACTATATCTCCCTCCTGACTCCCTGCTAGTATGCATGGTTCAATCAAGTCAGGTGGAAACACTGCGAAGTGTGCTCCCTTATATGGTTTGTTTGTTATTGTCCAAACATCTCGTTTATTTTTCCGTTCATAAGACTTGGTAAGACCACTATGAGGTTGAAGGCCAGTGCCAGGATTATGGTACTTACCAGTTGTCCTGTCTCGTTTACCCCAATCTTGCTTGACTGGTTCTTTGATTGCTTCGTTGTCATAGTAATACTTTTTGTTTTTAGATAATAAGAATAGGTGTTCGTGTGATTTAGTGCATCTGTCCTTGACAGACTCAGGCATAGGATTAGGTTTATGCCATATAATATCCTGACGTAGATACCATCCATCTGCCCTCAATGCAAATGCTAACATCCAAGGTATACCTATCAGGTCTTTCTCTTTCAATCCTTCTAACTTATTGCCACGCTTATTACATTTGTCAGGTAGATCTTGCTTAGTCTTAGATACTGATTGTTTAGGATATGACTGACCTTTGCCAGGTCTATAGTTATAGTAACTATCTCCTATATTGACCCACAGTGTTCCATCATCAGTAAGAACATCACGCACTGATCGGAACACTGATACTAAATTTTCAATAAACTGCTCTGGTGTTTCTTCTTGTCCTATCTGATTATCTTCATTACCATAGTTTCTTAAACCATAATAAGGTGGACTAGTAACACACATGCGTGCTTTGACATCAATAGTAGGGAGTGTATCTCTACAATCTCCAAATAATATCTTATTCATACTATGAATATAGCATAATAAAACTTTTTTGTCTATACCTTTTTAACTTTATTGAATTTTACCGCTAAGTTTGTGAACTGTCCTAGTTTATGAGAAGCACCAACTTTGTTAGTACGAGTAGTAAAATCTAGTTCTACTCTAGAACCATCTGATAGTTTAACCTTAAATGCTTGTTTACCACCAGTGGTTGCAACCTTTGCTTCTATTTTTTTAACAGCAGCAACTGCCTCAATAAGAAGATCACTAGACATATCTCGTCTTGCAGTAATCGTAGTTGCTTTTACAAGAAGTAAAGGCACATCTTGCTGCTGTTGTGCAACTTTTTCTGACACCCACTCTTTTGCTTTCTTAAAGTTTTGTGGACTACCTATAAGTTTTATGAGTTCGTCTTTGATAATCTTAAGATTTATATCATACAATGCATCGTATCTAGCACTATTCATCTTCTCAAACTCATAGGTTTTCATTGCTAATGTATTCTTACCCCAATCCTTTTTATCTTCCTCTTCTATGCCAGGTATTTCTAGATACTGTGGCCACAGTTTATCTTTTATTTTTTCATAATCATTTGACTTACCAAAATAATCAAAGATTGGTTTAACATAGGTATTTAATTTTGGTTCATCAGTTTTTGCACCACCTGCTTTAAGTGATACACCTAGATATTTTTTATTTTTAAACTGTAAAAATATATCTCCAGGATGATTTGCCATTACACCTGCAGGTTTAGCACGATATCCCCATACTATTTTTTCGATAGGATGTTTTCTATTGATTCCTTGTATCCATCTCAATATGTTTATGGCATTCTTTACCTTCTCATCAAACTTACCATTCTCTGCGTTATCAATAAACTCTTTCCCTGCCTGTGCATCTTTAGTATTTACAAAACAGTTTAAATTTTTACTCCAGTTTTTTGATACTTGCTGATGAAATTTTTTGATATCCATTTTACTTACAGAAGTTGCTTTTATACCTGTTTCAAAAGCAATACATGGATATAATTCTGTAATGGTAGCATTCAATGTGGTCTGTGACATACCACCTGATATTGGTTTGTATATAAAAATATAATCTTTCTTTTCTTTCTTATCTTTATTTTCACCTTCTACTTTTGTACACTCTAAAGAAGACTCTGATCTTTGCACACGAGTAACTTTTTTAAATTCTTTCTTTAATGCTGTCTCTACACGATCACGAGAAGTTTCTCTATCAGTAGAGTTCACCATATATTTTATCACACTCTTTCCACCTTCTTTCTTGATGCTATCATCAACACCCTTGATGTCTTTAGCACCTTTTTTAAATGCTGCAAATGCTCGTTCGAGTCTTACTTCGTCGTTGTCTTCTTTCTTTGCCATTTAACTATTTATCTCAACAGTACACGAACATACTAGGTTCCTATCACCGTATACATTATCAATACGATTCACTGCTGGCCAAAACTTCTTCTTTGGTTGATTAGGGAAGCATGCTTCTTCTCTTGTATATGAATGCTCCCAGTGTCCACATACTGCTGACTCTGTGTGTGGAGCATTTTTTAATATTGCAGGTAACTCTGCAATCTCTTTTCTAATCTTTGCCATAGCATCTACAAATCTTTGCAACTCATCTAATGATTCTGACTCTGTAGGTTCTACCATCATAGTTCCAGACACAGGCCATGATAGGGTTGGTGCATGGAAACCATAGTCCATCAATCTTTTAGCAACATCTTCTGCATTTGCTGCCATGTTACGACAATCAAAGATACATTCGTGTGCTACCCACCCATCTTTACCTTTATATAATACCTTGAAATGAGGATCTATTTTCTTTGCTAACCAGTTTGCATTTAGTAGTGCTACTTCTGTTGCATTTCTTAGTCCATCTTCACCCATCATACGAATATACATCCAAACTATAGGTAGTATAGATGCACTACCATATTCTGCTGCTGATACTTTCTGATCTATAAATGGTGCTAGATGTTCTGCAACACCAATAGGACCTACACCAGGTCCTCCACCTCCATGTGGTATACAGAATGTCTTATGTAAGTTTAGATGTGCTACATCTACACCAAATTCACCAGGTTGACACAATCCTACCTGTGCATTAAAGTTTGCACCATCCATATAAACTTGTCCACCAAACTCATGTACAATGCTACAGATCTCTTTGATGTTTTGTTCGTATACACCATGAGTAGATGGGTATGTAATCATCAATGCTGCTAGTTCATTTGCTTCTAAACATGCTTTGAGTCTTAAATCATGTATGTCTATGTTACCTTCACTATCACATTTAATACCTACTACTTTCATACCTGCCATCACTGCTGATGCAGGATTTGTACCATGTGCTGACTCTGGTATCAGGCATATATTACGTTTAAAATCTTCTTTTGATTCATGATAATCTCTGATTGCTAGTAGTCCTGCATACTCTCCTTGTGCACCTGAGTTTGGTTGAAAAGTCATTGAGTGAAAACCAGTAAGATCACATAACCATTCTGATAAATCTTTGATTATTCTATCATATCCTAGTATTTGACCACCTGGTGTATGAGGATGTACGTTGGCAAACTCTTCCCATGATACAGGAGTAAGTTCTGATGCTGCATTTAGTTTCATAGTGCAACTACCAAGTGGCATCATACCATTTATCAATGAAAAATCTTTTGATTCTAACTCATGAATATATCTCATCAAGTTAGTTTCACTTCTATACTTTTGAAACACTTCTTGTTGTAACCATGGTTTAGTTCTCTCTGGTATATTACTCCATACATCATCTACACAACTATCCCATACACTAATAACAGTTGTTTGACTTGAATCAAATGAAACCTGACTATTAATAATACTGTATATTGTTTCAAATGTAGTAGTTTCATCTACAGATAATGTAGTCCAACCATTTTTTATAGTCACATTATACCCATCAATCATTTTGATAGATTTAAATTTTATAGTATCAAATCCATCACTATCTACTACCTCTATTCCACACCATTTTAAACAGCGAAGTAGAGTTTGTCTTAATAACCAGATCCGTCTTGCTATCTTTTTCAATCCTTCAGGTCCGTGATAGATTGCATAGAACGCAGACATATTTGCTAATAGTGCCTGTGCTGTACAAATATTACTTGTTGCTTTATCTCTTCGTATATGTTGTTCTCTAGTCTGTAATGCTAATCTATATGCAGAATCACCATTTTTATCTTTAGATAATCCAACTATTCTACCTGGTACTTTTCTTTTATACTTGTCCTTACATGCAAAGAATGCAGCATGAGGACCTCCAAAACCCATAGGTATACCGAATCTCTGCATACTACCAACTGCTATATCAAATCCCATATCACCTACAGGTTTCATTAGTACCTGACACATAGGATCTACAACTGCAATCTTAACAACTTTATGCACATCACAAACTCGCATCAATCCATTAGGTTGTTTGAGTTGACCAACAGAGTTAGGTAGTTGCATAAGAAATCCAAATGCAGTTTCAAATTCGTCTAGTGGTATAGGAGCATTCAAATCAAGAGTTATTATATTAATACCTAATGGTTCTGCTCTTGTCTGTAAAACTTGAAGTGTAGAAAAGAATATTCTACTGTCTACTAAAAATGTATTGTACTTAGAATTTGAGTTGTATGCTAGAGTCATTGCTTCTGCTGCTGCAGTTGCTTCATCTAATAAAGATGCATTTGCTATTGGCAATCCAGTCAACTCTGTAACTAGAGTCTGAAAATTAAACAATGATTCTAATCTACCTTGTGATATCTCTGCCTGATATGGTGTGTATGATGTGTACCATGCAGGGTTTTCTAATACATTTCTTTTAATAACAGATGGTGTTACCGTATTATAGTAACCTTGACCCATGAGAGATGGTTTAGGTTTGTTTGCTTTTGCTATATTCTTAAGTTCACTTAGTGCTTTATATTCATCACATCCTTTTGGTAAGGTTGTCTTCTCTCTATACAAAATAGAATCTGGTACAATATTTCTAACAAGTTCATCTAGACTAGATAGACCTAAATCTTCGAGCATCTTCTTTTGCTCTTCTTCTGAAGGTCCGATATGACGCTTTGAAAACATCTATTCTCCCAA